TAATTGTCAAGTTCTTTTTCTAAATTTGCAATTTCTTCTTTTGCAGATGACTTTAAATCATTACCATTAAGTGAAATACTACCGCCTGGCCCCGCAATGCTAGCAAATAAACTACGCGCTTCGCCTAACATCATTTTACAGGTAGCAAGCGTAAAATCACGCAACCATTGTTTAGCATAGATATCAGTTAACAACACAAAATCAGGACGATAATTATGTGTCTTAACCAGTAGTTGCTCTCCTTGAGCAAACGGTCTTTGTAAAATAGTTAGTGTATGATTTTGTTGTTTCCATTTAAATTCAATGTAACTACCAAACATACGTCCTACTAATTTTTGATAACCTGCAAACATTTCATAGGTTGCTAGTCCGCCCATCATGCTACCGCTCATTAAATATGTGTTAGTATAGGCCAAATTAAACGGTTCAAATAAAGTGCCACCGGCACCCATGCCCGAACGCGATCCGATTGAGCGACGGAATACACTCTGAACTTCAATGATTTCATCCGGTAATCTATATTCATTTTGATCCTGTGTTAATTCTATAAAACAGTAACTTTCTTCGACCGCATTTGGACTCCTCTGTCTAAAACGAATTAGTGCTTTATCAAGTGCAGTTTCGTAATGGATAGGGTCGAGCTCAATGTCAATCATACCGTCACCGAGGAGAGTTCTAACATATTCAAATACTTTATTTCGTTCTAGTAATGAAGTTGTGTCATCAGACATATATTGCTCCGTAAAAATCTATATGATAAATAAAAATGTAGCTCACGGAACTGCAATTCCTAACTACTTTAACGTCATAAGAGGACATCAACAATGTTATTTATCGATAATAAATATACTAATAGCTATTTCAAAATAATCAAAGCAGCTCAACTCCGTTGCAGTAAAACAGAAAATGTCAGAATTAGCATCACTAAGACCAACGTACACATGCGAACATTGCGGTATAATATGCGTTAAATGTAATTACAACAGGTGGCACGGAAACAATTGTAGATCTATATTACGATAAATATGATAACACTCACGGAGAAGTACTTTGCCCAAATTAAGCTTATATAAACCTGAGAAAGGTAATAATTATAGATTTATTGATCACCATATCTCGCAGATGTTTCAAGTCGGCGGCACTGATGTATATGTTCACAAATACCTTGGTCCTAAAATACAGGACGAGGGCACTGCTGATCAACCAGTTTATGATGCAGTAAAAGAAACTAATATACAAGATTTGCTGTTTTTAGAAAATCGTGATAGAAAGTACGATCCGGAGATTTACAGGATCCGAGGAATCTACAATGTGCAAAACATCGATTTCAATTTAAGTCAATTTGGTTTATTCATTGACAACGACACGATTTTTATGACAGTACATATCAACGATTTTATTAAGTTCCTTGGACGCAAACCATTATGTGGTGATGTAATGGAAATGCCACACCTACGAGATGATTTTGCTCTTAATGATTTTGATGTAAGTCTGCCGCGATATTATGTTATAGAAGATGTAGGTCGTGCTAGCGAAGGTTTTAGCGCAACATGGTTTCCACATCTATATAGATTAAAAATTAAAAAAATCACAGATAGTCAACAATTTGCCGACGTGCTTACTAAACCAGTAGGCGAAGATGCCGATGTATTTGTTGGCGATTACGATGCTGCAACAACTTACCAACCCGGTGAAATTGTTAGACGTAATGGATTATTATTCAACGTTACTGCAAGCACTACAAATAATGAGCCGCCCAATTCACAATACTTTGCACCATTTATCGGAAATACGCTTGAAAATATTCTAAGCACTCGAGCAATAGAATATCAAATTAACGATGCTGTTATTGCACAGTCTGAAAATGACGCGCCGTTGAGTGGCTACGAAACTCGACAATTTTATACATTATCTGCTGATCCCAATGACGGCAGTGTTATATTAAACCGAGCTGACACTTATGAAATCGATGCTAGTTTTGAAGGTGATAATATTCTTGCAAGTAGTAATAATGCAGTACCATTGCGCACTGGTTATACTGGTTACTTAGTCGGAGACGGTTATCCAGTTAATGGATACGTGTTTGGACACGGAATACAATTTCCAACTAATCCCGCAAAAGACGATTTCTATTTACGCAACGATTTCTTACCAAATAGATTATTTAGATTCGACGGCACAAAATGGTTACGCACCGAAGATGCAGTTCGAATGCCAATGACTCAAACAGATACGAGACAAACATTAAAAACAAGTTTTGTTAATAACATTGATTATACCTATCAACATGCAATCGCAACAGAATATGCAACTTTAGAGGTTGGTGATTTTGCTATCGATACACAGATTAATTTTGTAAATGTAAATTATCTAATATTAACCTTGCATTCTGCAGAAGTTATTCCGTATCAATTACCGTTTACTGTTGCAGATTATCCGGGAATTATTACAGCATACACTGTTGATGCAGTCGAAAAAGTAAGAATAACCCTACCCGAAGGACATGACATTCCCTATTACGGTACATGGAAAATTGAATTATGCGACTCGCGTGAATTGCAAAGACAAAGTCTTTCAAAAGCACTTAAACCAAGGGCGGACCTATAATTATGATGCACTTTTATGATGGACAAATAAGACGATATCTTACCCAAACAATTCGTATTTTAAGTAACTTCACTGTAAGATATGGCGATGGTACTCTAGTCAGGGTTCCTGTTTTATACGGTGATGCGGATAGACAAGCTGCAACTATTATGCGACAAAATTCTGAAAATAAAATTAACAGTGTGCCAAGAATAAGTGTATACATTAGTAGCTTATCACTTGATAAAGATAGATTGGCTGATGCAACCTTTGTTGGAAAAATGCATTTGCGAGAAAGAGGTATTGATCCTATAACCGGTGAGTATAATAATACTAACGGTCGTAATTACACTGTTGAACGATTAATGCCAACTCCGTTTAAACTTGCATTAAAAGTTGATATTTGGTCAGCAAATACTGATCAAAAATTACAGTTATTAGAACAAATTTTAATGTTTTTTAATCCAAGTTTAGAGTTGCAAACTAATGAGAACTATCTCGATTGGACAAGTTTAAGCGTATTATACTTAAACGACGTAAACTGGTCAAGTAGACAAGTGCCAGTAGGCACTGATAGCCCTATCGATATTGCAACTATAACCTTAGACACTCCTATATGGATAAGTCCACCCGTTAAAGTTAAACAACTTGGCGTAATTACAAATATTATCACAGGCATTTGGGGACAAAACGATTACAATAAAACAGGTTATGTTGAAGGACTGGGTGTCGACACTGCTGAACCTACACCGTCGCTTGCAGAATTACTAACAAAAATTAGAACAACTATTACAAGATTTAATATTCAAGTTTACGACAGCCAAGTTATTTTACTAGGACCTTCGGAAAATGTTGTGCCAGCAGAACCGGTAATTGAAATACCGATAAAACAAGGTCATCCTATAAACTGGACTGACATTTTTGCTGCATACGGTGCTGAATTTATTGCTGGCGTAAGTAGATTATTTTTAAGTCAGGACGATGGTAGTGAAATCGTTGGTACAATTGATATAGACTCTGAGAATCCTGTAATTTTAAATGTAGTATGGGATCCATTGACATTGCAGTTTGATTCATTAATCGATAGTAACGGGTTATTTAACACTGACGAAGGGTTTGATCAATCATCTGCAAGAAGTAAAGTTGATGCAATTGTTAATCCACAAACATTTAATCCACTAGTAGAATACAACGGTATTGAAAATATTCCTGTTAAACTTAGATTAATCGTTATCGAAGACATAGGTGCAATTCAAAACGAAGATGGTGCAGATGCATGGAAATCAACAAGTAGTGTTGACCTGATTGCGCGTGCTAACGATATTATTGAATGGACAGGCTCTAGATGGAACGTTATATTTGATAGTAACCAAGAACGTGATACCATGGTTTGGCAAACAAATATATATACAGGAGTCCAATACTTATGGAACGGTGTTTCATGGGTTAAATCATTCGAAGGTGTATACAAAGCCGGCCTATGGAAAATAGAACTATAAAAGATAAAATTATCTGTAGCGGAGCATTAATCTACGCACAGAACACACATCGAGTTTTGCTAATACAAAAATCCTCAGGTAAACATCAAGGTACTTGGGGATTAGTAGGTGGAACAAATTTAATAAATGAAAATCCATGGCAAGGTCTTACTCGTGAGATAGAGGAAGAAATTGGATTTTTACCAATCATTAAAAAAACACTACCCCTAGAAAAGTTTGTTTCTAATGATAGTGTCTTTAATTTTCATACATATTTTTGTTTAATTCAAGATGAATTTATACCAAAGTTAAGTGATGAACACGTTGCGTGGGGATGGTTTACTTTAAAAAGTTTACCTAAACCTGTACATCGAGGTTTAGATCTTAGCTTGCGTAATAAAATTATACAAACTAAGATCCAAACTGTTATCGAAATTATTGATATTTTATAATAATCAACGCTGCTAGTAACATTATACTAACCCGGGCATAGTCTCAGGGTCATCTAGTAAAACGTGTGGGCGCCACGGATTTCCTTTCATCGAAACTTCAGAGACGATGTCAAATGCAACCGAAATACGTAATTTATCATCAGTACATTTATCACTCCAGTGCGGTACCCAGCTCGGAAAGAATACCATCTTACGGGCTTCTGTGCTAATTGCAACTTGATCTGCATCATCATCACCGGACGAAGCAGGTCTTCGCAGATATAGATTTGTAGAATTAGTAGTTAAATAATAACACCCCGATAAATAGGATTCACAATTAGAAGAATGTAAGTGCTCACTGATATATTCGCCATTTCGTAATACGTTTGCCCATCCGTGTATATATACTTTTGGTCTTGGATACCTTAATGTAGCAAGATGTTCAAGATATGATGCCCTGATAATATCAAACATGATTCCAGTCGAACTATGCTTAGGAAATCGTTGAAGGTGATCACCATCAAGGCCAGGCACGTCGTTAAACAAGTTATGTTGTTTCCATTGTTGGGTATGTCGGTAAGGGTCAACAGTTGACTTAGGAACCTTGCTAACTAATTCTTCAGTTTCGATTATATCCTTTTCTAATTTTAAAATATAATCAGTTATTTCATTAACAAAATCAATTGTTCCTACTTTTGCAACGTAAATTGGTGTTTTAAATTTTTGAGCAAATTTATTTGCAGGTGGGGGACCATCCCACCATTTAGTCGTTGACATTAGTCGTCCTCCTCTTGTAAATTATGCGGAACATGAATTAACTTATTAAGTTCTGGCAAAAACAAATAATCTAACCCGCTGTTCCTTAACGTATATAATGCATCATCAATTGTTTCAACTAAAGGTTCGCCCCCTAAGTTAAAACTAGTGTTGAATAAAATTGGAATATTAGTTGCTGCATAGAACTTGCTAATTAAATTATAGTAATGTGCGTTTTGTTCAACTGAAACTGTTTGAATACGACAAGTGTTGTCAACATGAATAATACTTGGGATTTTTTCAGCAACACCATCTTTACAATTAACTGCATACATCATGTATTGGGAGGTGCTCATACCTCGTAAGTCAAACCAATCGTGTACGTGTTCTTCTAAAATAGTACCAGCAAACGGTCTAAACCATTCACGATGTTTAACACTATTGACAATATCTTTACCGTCTTTTACCCTAGGATCAAACAAGATAGATCGATTCCCTAATGCCCGAGGGCCTGCCTCGGACCCGCCTTGATACATGCACACGATGTTTCCACTAGTTAATAACGAAACAATATCATCTGCAGATGCATCTGTTATTGTTTCATCGGTTTCTAATTTAATATCGTACGAACCGTTTTGCTCAAAATAGTTAATACCGTAGTAAATATGTTCTTGTTTTCTTATAGTATAATCATCATTCTCTTGATGATGAATAATTTTAGCAGCACCTATGCAAGTTCCGCCGTCGTGGCTAATTGGTTCAATATAAAGGTTAACACCGTCGGGTAAATATTTAAGATATTCGTAATTTGCAACACAGTTTAATCCATACCCGCCTGCGATACAAATATTAGTTAACCCAGTTCGTTCGATTGCATCTAAAATTAATCTAACCATTTGCTGTTCAGTTTCAGTTTGAACTGCATACGCAAGGTCTTTTTTAATTTCAAAACTATCCGTATTAAGGACCTCATTTCCGACGAGATCAAAGAATGCCCCATTTGGATAATTCGGAACTACTACGTTACGATCACTAAGGAACTTACCTGATTTTCCTAAAAAGATCTTAGGGATTTCTAAATTTGGCTTACCATATGGGGCTAACCCCATAGCTTTGCCTGCTTCGATGAAATTAAATCCACAATAATGTGTCATTGCTTCGTAACATTTAGTTATTCCAGGGTGATCTGAAAATATAACATCGTGCAAATCTTCTGGTTTTCCTCTGTTGTCGTGCGGGACTTGGTATTTTGCAAAGGTAAGTTCGGGGCCCCGAACTCCGATATGTTTAAATTTTGTAGGAAAATTTGCAGGATAAGATGCACTAAATATTGATTCTAATTCCCACCCAATAGTCCCGTTTTCACCTAGCGGTATAAATGTACCAGCACCGTCAACAATTAAGACAGCGGCTTCATCGAAGCCGCTATTGTAAAATGCACACGCAGCATGTAACTCATGATGAATCATTCCGAGATCAATGACTTGTGGGTGAGTTTCACCGTGAAATTTGTTATCAATAAGTCCAATTTTTCTCGCAAACCCAGTGTACATATCGTCGCCAGTAAAGTCAATCTTACCTGCTTGTGACAACGGCTGAGTATGTGCAACTACTAAGTAGTCGATTTTATCAGTGTATTCTTTTATTTTAAGCATACCAGCTAACGGACCACCGTCGTATTTTTTTCTACTTAATCTTTCTTCTTCGATGTAGAAAACTAATTCACCATCTTTTAATAAACACGTTGCGCCATTATGCCCACGGGTAATTCCTGCGATCCATTGTGTCATTTTATTCTCCAATTTTTTTTCTAATATCAGACAAAATATTGTCTATAAGTTGTTGTGTTTCGGTATCATTAAACTCTAAAGCTAGATCATTGATCCGATCAGCTTCGTAGCAGCCGGCTTCTGTGATTCTAATAGGACTATAACGTTTCTCAAATCCTTCTTTTTCTATAATATTAAAATAAGATGGATAACTTACATTTTGTGCAAACGTACTTCCTAAAATAACCGTGCCTGGTTTATTAAACGCATACGCTAAATGTTGACCAACACTATCACATCCTATAAAGTAATCAGCAGTGTCAATTATAGCACCCCACTTACGTAATGTCAAATCTTTAGGATTAATAGTAATGTCATCGCCCGGAATAGGAAACTCTGTCATGCTAATAACATTGTAATGTTCCTTTAATGCTTTTGCAATTGCTAAAAATGTTTTTACTTCTAAACTTCGTGTACTGTAATCAGCAACTACTCCGAGATCGGCATCGTTAACCGAACTACGGCCGACTGGCTGAATTATAATAGTTTTAGTGTGTTTGTGTTCGGCTTTTGCATGTTTAACAACAGTTACACCGTGAAGTTCTTCTTCTTTGTTTAGCACAATATTTGGACGATAATCATGATCTAATCTAACATTACCGTTAATCAATTTATCAAAACCTTGGGCAATGCTGATCCGTTGATTATAGTAATCATAATCGCGATAAGGTTCAGGAGAAATAGTATCTCCATGTTTAATAATGGTTTCAAATAATCCCTTTGAATTAACATCAAAAGTTCTATCTTGTAGTAGTTTATTCCCCCATACAAAATCTAAGCCACCTTCGGTGACAATGTAACTATCAGGGTTTTCTGTAATGAATCGCTCTAGAGCAGGTAATGCGCACAACATGCGGCCTGCGCCTCCGTTAATAAAGACTGTTTTATGCATAAATCCTCTTATATGTTTATCAGGTATTTACGCATTTAATCAAGATTGCCCTGCTAGTTATGATTTGCTGATAATTATAAAAAAGGATAAAGTATGAATAGATATAAAAATTTATTAGATCAAATAAATCTCAATCAAAAAAAAATAATTGGAATTTTTCCATTTAACACATTGATTGACAAAAAATCAAGTAACGTATACGTAGGAAATTTAAATTTTTTAGAATCTGCGATCGATGGGTTAAAATTACTTTCAAAAAATAATTTTGAAATTGTGTTATTTGTAAACCAATTCAAGTCAAAACAACTTTCAACAGAGTCGTTTCAGTCAATGATCGTATCAATTGAATCACATTTAAAAAATCGTGGGGTTACTATATTAGGAATATACTGGTGCCCGGCTATATCATCGTCGGACCCGTTCGTAACTCCTAATCCCGGAATGTTTCATCGAGTAACTGAGCATCACTACACTAATTGGAATAGTGTTCCAGTAATAAGCACGTCGGACAATGATTTACATGCAGCAGAAAAGGTATCGGCATGTCCTATCAAAATCGGAAGTGGTCCGTCAAAATGGGACCACTTCGAATCGTTGTCGGCGTATGTATCTAAATGTGGTCTGGCCGAGTAGGCCAAACTACGTCTTCCGGAGTTTGCCAGTTGTTTTTGATTATTAGATTTGGTATATCTCGCAATGCAGATCGATACTCAAGAATTTGATCAAGTAAAGTTCCTGGATAGTCAGGAACTTGCACTAAATAATCAGTGTCGGCAAGTAGGGTATTTCGGTATGCTCGTACAACGTCAAATAAATCCGGCGGAGTTTCTTTAACAAATGTCAGGTCACCTGTTTCAAAATTAACCACTATTCCGCCATTGCATGGCAGTTTATAAATAGGATTAGTTGTTACTATTATAGAGTATAATAAATCAAAATCTTTATGAGACTCATCAAACCGTAATACCTCGCAGTCAAGTGGAACTACTAGCGATGCACTCTGTGCATCGCTTCCAATAAAGCACAACCCATTTAACGGGATACCATTTTCTTTTTTAATATAAATTGCATATTCTGTCATTTCGATCCTTAAAAGTTAATTCGTACTAATCCGTTTGCACCGACACCTGCTTGAGAACAGCAACAACTATAGCTTGATAACGCAGTTGTACCGCCGCCCCCTGGATAAATGCCTGGCGTGCCTAACATACATCTACAACAAGCATCAAACACTGCAAATTGATTAGAACTGGTAAATGGTGCTCCACCGGCGCCGTTAAAAACACACATGTTTGCGCCAGTGTCACCGCCTGTAAAACCAGGTGAGCCACATATACAACCATTAGCTTGATCACCGCCATATCCAATTCCCGAGTAGTTTGTGCAGCCGCAGGCCCAATAACATGTATTCTGGCCGCCGTCACCGCCTGTTGCGCAGAAATTTGATAATCCAAAGCCGGTTACGTAAGATGTACCACCTTGTTGGCCGCAGCAATTCCAATGAAGCGTACAGTTGCCTACAGAAGTTACCATGCCGCCATATCCCGCGCATACAACATACGCACATCCAGGCAAAGTCACTACTGTTTTACTCGAATATCCACCGCCTGCACCCGAAGTACCTTCCCTATAACAATCACAGCAACAGTGAGCGCCGCCGCCGCCGCCGCCACCCCACACTTCAAAAGTAACGCGACATACTCCGGACGGAGCAGTCCATGTACAAGTAGTAAGCACATCTAGTGTTCGCGCACCAATTGAAAACTGCCTAGATGCAGAATCTATATATCTTCCCATAATTTTAATTCCTTGTTAAAACGGTATACGAGGGAATACCGTTGTATTAGCAGTGTCTACTGTTACTTCCACACTGGATAGCTCTGATATATATGTTGTTACTAAAATCTTTAACGAATCAGGTAAATCGATAATCCGTAATTTTGCATTAGCTTCGTTTAATAATTGTTGTTTTTCTTTATTTTTTTCAGCTACTGTGTCAACTTGGTCAAGAGTGATATATACAAGTTGCCAAGTGCTAGTAGTAAAATCAAAATAAGATTTAGTAAAATCAACTGGTTTTAGATCTAATCCGTTGTGATCAGTGAGCGTCAATAAATCAACTAATTCTTGATTTAACAAAACAACTGCTAGCTCGTCTTCGTTAATCGGACGAACTTCACCTTCTGGATAAAAATTTGTTATTTTATCTTGCATGTATCCAGTGTCTTTTTCTACAATTGCATAATAGTTCATTAGAATGTTATCCTCACTAAGCCAGGGGCTCCTGCTCCGTTGCAGCCGCAGCAATCACAGCAACAATTAACTATTCCCGTACCACCTCCACCGGGGTAAACCCCGTCGTACCCGCAAGACATGTACGGACAGCATTGCTGGTAGTGTAAATAAGATTCACCACCACCAAACGGTGAGGGACCACCTGCAGCCATATAATTACAGCCACCCCGATTTTTATTCCACGTGCGGCCGCTTTGCATGTTAATGTCACCGCCATATGCTGCGCCTCCACAGCAAGTACACACATAATAGCAATAAAAAGTACCGGAGGCCCCGCCGCCACCGCCGACGGCACATAAATTAGATAATCCGGTGCCGGTGACATATGAAGTAGCACCAGCGCAACCAGTTGCAGATGATGCACAATAAAACCTTGCTCCGCCAGGTCCTGCACAAATACAAAAAACTGTTCCGGATGAGGTTGATATTGTTTTTAACGAATACCCGCCGCCGTGGCCGCCATTTGTTGACTGGCAATAACAGCAGCATTTTGGGCCACCGGCCCCGCCGCCGCCCCATAATTCGAATGAAACGTTTGTTATACCCGATGGAACGGTCCAAATGCATGAATTACCGCCAACAACTTCAAGTATACATCGAGGCGCTAGTAGAATTGCAGGACTTTGAATGTATCTTCCCATTATAATTTATCCTTTTTTATTATAGCAGCAGCGTCGGCGTCACCGGCTGCTGCTAATTTCTTTAAAACTGCAATGTCATCTGGGTTTCTAGGAAATACAATCATGTTCCAATCAACATCTTCAGGTACTCCGACAAACATATTCCTTAACTGCTGTCTATATAATGCCCAACTGTTAATTTTATCAATGTCAGTAAGCGCCGAAATTGTTCGATCGGTTTGTTTTAACAGTTCATTTCTGTTAAATTTTGTTTTTGAAAATGAAGGTACCGACGATGATGGTACTTCGTTCCATGTGTTACTTTCAAAATCAAAATATGCTTCTTCAATATCAATGTGGCTAATATCTATAGGAGGATCACAACAAAAATGATCATGCAGCCATGTTCCGGCTTCGATAAAATGCCAAATACAGTCAGGAGGTTCTGGTCTTTCGTTTTCTACTAAGTAAACCGGCTGAACAACTTTACCAGTATCCTTGTTAAGTAAGATTTTATGTGTTATTGTCATATATTCACCGATTAATAATAAATTTTAATTGCGCCAGGAGCACCGCGGCCTGAAAATAAAGCAGCACAGCAACAACATGAATAACTGCCATTCCCTGATCCACCACCGCCCGGTATGCGACCATGCATAGGATCTTCACCTGAAGCTGCATACCAAGAATTGTTGCAAAGCCCGCCGCCGATTTGTACGCCGCCGACTCCACCACCTGGACCTGCTGCTGAACCAGCGTGTATATCAATGTGATAGGGAGATGTACCGGAGTAGCTTCCCATAACTCCCCAACCACCTTTAGCGATAACGTCGCCGCCGTAACCCTGGCCGCCAGATCTAGAATAAAAGTTACACCCGCAATGCGCATAACAGTTAGTATTAAAATCACTGGTGCCGCCATACCCGCCTGTTGCGCAGAAATTTGATAATCCGGCACCTGTTATATATGTAGTTCCACCGACACAACCGTCGCAGCAGATGCCGCAGTACGACCCGTATCCTTGTGATGATATACCACCTGGACCTGCACACATTGAATACACAGTGCCAGGAGTTGTTGCAATTGAAACTTTAGAATACCCACCGCCTGCACCTGGTCCGCCTCTCGAACAGCAGTCGCAATTTGTTCCGGTAGTGCCCCCACCCCCGCCCCCGCCCCATATCTCAAAAACTACATTACGTGTTCCTGCTGGAACGGTCCAAGAGCATCCCACACCAGAAGTCGATGTACATGTAGTATCATAAATTAGTTGAATTCCGGCCATAATTTATTCCTTATATTTATTTGTATTTATATTTTTTATCACGATGCAATATCCTCGATTCCGTATGCAACAGCAGTCACGTTAGCAGTATCACTTATTACACCTATCCCGGCTGAACTATCAAGTAACACCCCCGATCTTTCGTAGGTTGCGCCTGGTGCAAGTGTTAGATTGTATTCTAAATAGTCTGATGCCGCAGGACTTACTGGAGTTGCAGAAACGTTAATTGAAACAATAACAGAAGTAGTTGGGTTGCGATTGCAAATAGAAACTGTTGCAACTACAATTCGCCCAGAGGACGGCGGAGCAACAAGTTGGACGATAGAGGCTGCTGATAAATCGCGTCTACCAAGAATTCCACACAATGATGTCCCAACACCTTCTATTCCGTATGTGATCACCGATGTAGGCGCTGTTGATGATGCTATTAAAATATGTCCGTATCCTAATGCAATTGTAGTACGCTCTAGTACACCGTATGCAGCTACTGGTGAGTCGTATTCGAGCCAATCAGTAGCTGAAGGTGTCGATGTCCCAGTAGTGCATATTGCTAATCTAATATTTGCCGATGCAGCCGAATCGCGATTGCACATAGACACCGTAACTACTTGAGAAAACCCAGAAGCTGGTCCGCTTGCAATTGTGGTGTACGTACCTGAAGTTATTGATAGTTTGCTATAAATGCCTGATGCCATTTTATATCCTTATAGTTGTACATTATGCTGTTCCTAGAAAATATGCGTTACCTGACGTGCGGCTTGTTTTACTATCAACATACGTTTTATTAGTTAAATCATTACTCGACGACGGAGTATATGATGATGAAATTTGATTTGTACCTAACGCCATTGATGTAGATACAGTAATACCGCCCGATGACGAACTTAAGGTCAGTGCTCCGGAGGTAGTAGTAAGTGTAGCAGTGCTTGCTGCAATTGAAATATTATTTAATGTAACTGTCGAGTTCGCACCTAATGTAGTAAATGCACCTGTACCACGTGTTGTTGCACCGACATTCATATTATTAATACTGCCAGCAGTGCCCGACGTAATTGTTATCGTGCCCGAGCCAGTAGTAGTAATACTTTGGTTATTTGTTCCAGTATCAAAGGTTAGTGCCCCGGTCGCACCTAATGTAGTAAATGCACCTGTACCACGTGTTGTTGCACCGACATTCATATTATTAATACTGCCAGTAGTAGCAGGATTAATAGTAACAGTGCCTGAGCCAGTTGGACTTGCTGTTATGTTTGCATTTGCCGGACTTAACGATACTGTTCCAGTAAATGTTCCACTAGTTGCTGCAATTGCACCACCTTCGTTGTTAGCTAATACATAGTTTACGCTATCAGAAGTTAGGGTAAAAGTTGTATTATTTGGTATCAATTGCGAACTTGCACTTGTTAGCCCGCTTCCTACAATATTTCCTGCAGGTGTAGCTAAGGTGACCGATCCGCCGGTGCTATTATAAAATGTTTGAGGTATTCCGGGCCCTGATGCAGGTGCAACAAGGGTAACTGTATAGCCAGTAGTTCCTATTAATGATATTATGCCGCCGCCAAACGCATACGAAAGGGTCGTTGCCGCAGATATTGACATCGTCTGCGGCAAAGTATTAGATCTTGCCATGTGTTTTCCTTTTTCTTATTATGTAGTCGAAGTTTCAATTCCGTACACAGTGCAACCGACGTTAGCTGTATCTGAATAAATTACAATATTCATTGTTGCTTGCATTACTAGCCCCATGCGCTCAAAGACACCGTTTGGAATTATTACAGTGTCGTATTCGATCCATTCTTGTACAGCCGGTGATGACGTTGATGCCATTGCTACTCTAACTTTAACAGCAGTAGCATTTCTATTTACTAATGCCACGTTACATACTGTATAATATCCAGTAGGTACAGTGTAAACTGCTGTGTTTGTTGTAGCGGTAATTGCCGCTACTCCTAATCTTCCTGTTGCCATTTTTTAACTTCTCCGTTATCTTTGTAAAAAGAATGAAAGTGCTACAGGTGCACCGTCAATGCCGCCTGTAAAATTCATTTTTGCTGTTATATTTAGCTGTCCGCCCGAGGTAGTAGAAATAGTGTCATTTGCAACATAAACTACACCTGCAGTTAACGAGTTAACGTTTAACGTACTTTGACCGCCACCGATTTGTGATGTAATATACGCCTTGATTGCTCGTTGTGTAGGAACAACTGTGTCACTATTTGCAGTAAAGTACGGATCTGTCGAGAACTGATTAATTGTTGCACTACCTACCCCAACACTTAATCCACCTAATTGTAAACTTTGTAGCCCGCTTAGATTAAATGCATCGGCGTTTAATGTTGCTGTACCGGTTGATTGCTGAACACCAAACAAGTTGCCTACGTTAAAGTTACCATCTTGATCAGTACTAGTAAAGAACACCCTGCCACCGCCGCTTGATAATTGTTGATTATCCTGTACTGCAATAGACGGATCAGTAAATGGATAGTTAGTACGTGCTTGGTTGCCAGTACCGACGTATAAGAAATCGTGTCCTGTTAACCGCACTTGACTATATTTTATAGAAGTCGTAATCAAATCACCATCTGCAGGAGCATTTAATACAGTAAATCTGGGACTAATTTGGAATGTTGCAGTATAAGATCCAGCTGCACCGATCACATTAGTAACTGCTACTAATTTATACCATGTTCCGGAAATTGATCCAAATACAACATTTGATCCTGCTTGCGGTACAGCATGCAAATTTCTAACTGCAATAAAGTTCGTAGGTTGATAAGAGTTTGCGTTACCATCTCCTGATAACACAGTAGTTGCAGTAATATTTCCTGTTCCTCTATTGCTAAACGACGGATTTCCTAGCGCGCCATCCCCTGTACGTGCTTGCAATGGTGCAGTTTTAACTTTGTTTGGATCAGTTTGTGTTACAATTGGACTTGCATAGAACGTTCCAGTTAAGTCGGTTGTGGTTGATAACACTACTGCGGTTGCACTTCCTGCAGCTAAACTTACTTTGAATGAAGTATTTGTAACAATTGTTGATCCGATTACATAATACACTTTGCTGTTAGCTAAGCCGCCTGTACTTGCTCCTATAAATACCACCGGTTGACTATCGACTAAATTTTCAGTATTGTTAACAGTAATAATGTTAGATGTTATAGTAGTTGCAGATACAGTACCTTTTGGATAACTTGACCCAGGCTCGATCATTCTTACTTCTAATAATGTGCCTGCTTGCGCTTTCATACGACCTAACGCAGTTGCACCTGTATTTATTGAAGCTGCAATTACGCCCGAAGTATTCGAAGTTGCGATCCAAAGAGGAATGTTAGATACATTACCAAATGCAAGTCCTGACCAATTAGTCGTCGAACCTGGCATTGTGCGGGCAGTCCAATTGATACCGTCTGGACTAGTTGCTGCTGTTGTAGTACCTTGTGCAATTGCAAAGAACACGCCTTGTGCATATCTGATACGTATCCAAGTTGTACTAATCGGTAATCCGACTGCCGGACTTGACCATGTAACACCGTTGTCTAAACTGTATGCAGTTGTTGTTCCGCCACTTGCAATTGCAACAAAACGGTTGTTGCCAAATGCAATGCTTGTCCAAGTAGTACTTGCAGGTAAATTTCCACCTGCAGCCCACGATGTACCATTTGTGCTAAATGCAGTTGCGTTGTTACTAGTTGAAATAGCCACAAACGTACCGTTGCCGTAAGTAACTGCAGAATATGTCCCTGCACCTAATGTCGGAATAGTTCTGCTAATCCATGATGTTGCAGTTGTGCTCGATGTTGCACTGCTTGTGCCGCCGACTGCAACATACACGCCATTACCAAACGCTGCTGCTGCAAAGTTAGATGCAGGTAACGCACTTCCTGCTGTCCATGAAGCAGCAGCAGCAGATGTTGCTGCTAAATATGCGTTATTTGTAGATCCAGCTGCGATTGCAACGTATTTTGCATTAGTGTCAGTAATTGTAACAGTAGGAGTCGATGAATAACCTGATCCACCGGTATTTCCAATTATAATACTGCTAATACCACTATTTGTAAATACCACAGTACCGGTTGCTTGATTACTTGATCCACCGCCGCTTAATGTTGCAGTAGTCGAACCAACTCCGTAGTTTTTGCCCCACACACTAACATTAATTTGTGTAACTCTATCAGTAGCTACAGAAACAGTCGGTGCTACCGTGTATCCTGAACCGTTAATACTAACGGTAACAGCATCAATCTTACCATTTAGAACAGTACAATTTGCAACTGCACCTGATCCACCTGCGGCCGGCGTGAATACAATTGTTGGAGGAGATGTATAACCATGCCCGCCATCTACAATAGTAACACTTACTACTTGGTCTGTACCTGGATTTCCTATGCTGTTAGTTACACCCATTACTGCAGTTAACACTGCTCCTGCACCACCTAATCCACCAACAACTGCAGTTGCAATAGCACCTTCGCCGCCGCCATTGATAACGTCATTCCATGTAGTAGACACAGGAAGAACACCGCCTGCAACCCATGTTTTACCATTGGTTGAATATTGTGTTGCAGTACCGCTGCTAGTTATTGCAATATATCTACTATTACCAAATGTTGCAGAACCCCATGTATTAGTTACGTATGATGATCTAGCAGTTGCAGTATAACCGGGCGCACTATAGCTAATACGTGGTTCGATAATATAGTTAGACGTTAACTCTAGCGAAGTAGCAATTGTAGTACCTGGTATAACATGGTCCCACCCCGATGCAAGTAACGGATACGATACACTACCAGTAGTAGTAATAGTAACTGCACTACCGCCTGCTGCGGTACTTACTGCAAATTGTGTACTTGAGAAGTTTGCAGCAATTACATAATACAAAGTATTTGCAGTTAAACCGTTGCTTGCAGATGTTAAGTAAATTGGCATTCCGACATATAATGTCGAAGTACTTGCTACTGTTAATAAATTATTAGTAATAGCAGTTGCAGTAACAGTAATAGGAGTAAATGAATCTTTATAAACTTGTGCAAATTTTGTACCATTACTATATGTTAAAATATTAGCATATTGTCCAACACCCGAACCGCTAGTAATCTGAATTCTCATTCCTGGATATGCAGTTGCTACCGCAGTGTCAGAGTTTGCAATAGTAATACTATTTTTAGTACCACCTTGTGCAGCATTAATTGCAGTGCCGTAGTTTGATCCACCGGAGCCGTTACCGTCATTTAAATCAAGTAATCGAGTTTCGAATACTGCACTGTCACGGAATTCGTCACTGGTTGCTACAACATTATATCCATCACCTGAAACGCTAACAACACAGTTAGAATAGTTAACGCCGGCGTTTTGGTATTCTAATCGTAACACTTTATTAACTGCGTCAGTTACCGTTAGGCCAACAAATGCGTCTGCTGCCAAATTATCTAAAGTTGCATAAATCGGCTGTTCAAAAGAATCAGTTCCTTCTGCAATCACGCCATATGTTCCATACGAACTGTTACCGTTTGTTGCACGAATTTTAGCACCTTTTTCTGCTAGATACCCGGCATACCCGTAATAGCTGAATACTGATACCAATTCTGTTAACGAATTACTACCTGTCGCCCATACTCCGATGCCGTCACTTAAAATTTGTGTAAAATCATTAGCAACGATACTTCTGTTCCCTGCACTGTGATTTGCACCGTCAATTTTTAATCCAACACAACCTGATCCAAAGGTAGTAACGTTCTGTACATAGCATGATTTAGATGTCATCCATGCGTTTGCGTCATTAGGGCCAAAACCTGGATCTAATGAAACATAACATCCGCCAGTTGGCCGTTTAGTTCCAAAGTCATTGGCTTCGGCTAATGCACCTATTAAACCATTTAGCGTCATATTTCTAATACCAGTACTGTTTCTTACATAGAACATATCAGAACCGGTTGATCCGTACACTGCATTTTTATAAATCTGAGCAGCGCGTAATGATTTATAATTTCCTGAGAATTTTAAATCATATGCAATTGCTTCGATATAAGATTGCATGTCTCTTCTACACATTGTAGGATCATACGAATATCTAACGGTCAACGTTGGACTTGATACTGATGAAATTGGATACGGAGTTAACGAACCCGAAGTTGCAGTAATAGTAAATGAAGCAGTAGTCGGAGTTGTAAGTACATAATATACAGTTCCTACAACAATTACACCTGCACTAGTTCCAGAAAACACTACAGGATCGCCAACAGTTAAATTATGGGACACACTGGTTGTGATTACAAACCCAGTAGCATTTAAATTAGAAACAGTCCCTCCGTATGATTGTGTAATCCATGATGTTGCTTCATACGATAAAAAGTTTCGATTTTCGTAAATTAACTCTGCTGCTTTAATTGTACCTACTGTATTATTGTAAGTTACAGATCCGTTAACTTCAGGAGTAAATCCTACGCCTTTATCAACAATGTTAATAAACAAGTTCATTAATCTTTTAACTCTTGCATTTGCAGTACTATTCTGATTAACAATTGCAAGCATTAAAGTTTTTAAATAACGAAAACTTGCTAAGGTTGCTGTTTTTTGGCCATTTACAACCAACGCTGCTGCTGCTCTGTAATAACTTCTTCCTGCTTCAATTGTGCGGTAGTTTGTATTATACAATAAGTCAAATCCGACTGCATCGATTAGCAGACCAACGTCACGCGAGCAAGTTGTAGAATTATATGTCAATGTTGGGAAATTAGTTCCGATATAAGTTATAATACTTGTGCGCATTGTAGTTCTGTTATTTTGCAATGAAGTTTGTTGCGTAAGTAATCCAGTATCTACCCATGCTGTTTCTGGTAAATCTTCAGCAGGCACGTTTGCAACGTTAGTAATAGTAGTCGTAATAACATCGACTAATGTACCAACTGATGTAGCAACACTCGCCGAACCAACAGTTTGACCGGTTGCAGCTCTAACTTGTGGGGAAATTGATTGCAACGGTGATACTACTGCAGAGTCTTGAACTACTGCTTGCGCTAATGTTTTTAAATAACCATATGCAGCTAATGTTGCAGTTTTATCGTTTGAATCAATTTGCAATGCAGCATTTGAATAATATGCAAGTCCTGCTTGGCGACATGCATAGTTACTTGACCCACTTGTAATACCGTATCCATAAGTTAAATCGTAACGAACAGCATCAATTATATACCCAACATCGCGTTGGCAAGTTATTTGGTTATATTCAACAGCTGGATAGTTAGCTTTAATATATGCAACTAATTCAGCTTTGATAAACTCTTTGTTATCAGTCAGTAAAACTGTGCCTGCAGCATACACGCTAGAAATTGAAGCAGGATTTGGCCATTGCATTCTTAGAACTGCGCCGCCTTGAATAAATCCAGTAATATCATTTACAATTGATCCAATTTGAGCAATACCGCCACTTGCAACTGCCATTTTAGCTTTATTTTTAATAAAATTAATTGACCCTAATTCTGCTTCAAACTGGCTGTTCATTACAGTCGCAACAGATGTTAATGCTCTGTTATAGCTTCTACCTGCTTGAATTGATGCAAAATTACTCCCAAATACTGCATCGTAACTTAGTGCGTCGACAATTAAACCTGCATCACGCGAACATATGATAGTGTCAAATTTAACTTCTTGATAGAATTTGTTAACCCATACTAGCACATCTGATTGAATTTCAGATTTTTTAGCTTGTAATGATGCAAACGCATTTTGTAAATTTGTAGGTGTCCATGCAATACTCGGAGTAATAGTAGTAGGTGCAGTTCCATTTGCGATCCAGTCAATAATATTCTGAACTCTTGCTTGAGCAAATGCAGCAGCAGTACCAACGCTATCACCTGATCCTGCAGTTACCTGTGAAGTTGCATTACCTGCTTGAGGAGTAACGGTTGTTTTTTGTGCAATTTGACCAATTAATGTTTTTAAGAATGTATATGCAGCATTAATTGCAACTAATTCAGCAGATGCAATTGTAGTTGCATAATTTGAATAGTACGAACTTCCATTAATCAATGTTTGATTATTGCCGCCATATGTAATATCATAACGGATTGCATCTAAAATATAACCAATATCACGTTGGCATTTTGCTTGGCCTGCCGCTTGTAAATTTGTCCAAACACTTGAATATGTGTTTGATATGTATTGGCTAACATCTGCTTTAATAAACGCATAGTTTTGAACAATTTGGGTTCTTGCATTTAAGAATTGTGTGTCAAAACCAACTGGGTTTGGTAATACTAACGACGGCTCAGCACCAAAGCTACTTGAAACCATATCGTAAATAATATCTGCACTTGCTTTTACCCTAGTAGACGCAAGTAAACTTCCTACATTATAATATGTACCCGTAGTTACTTCTTTAATTGTTGCACCTATGAATCCAATTAGTCCTAAGGTTGGTTGGAATTGTGCAGCAAGAACAAGTTGTGTACCAGTTAATGCTCTATAATAACTCATTGCATTTTGAATTGACAAGAAGTTACTGCCAAACATTAAATCGTAGCCTAATGCATCGACAATGTATCCAACGTCTCGCGAACATAATGTTGCATTAAACACTAGTGCAGGATAAGTTTGGTTGATCCAGTTAATTGCCGCAGTTTGAATATCAGATTTAATTGCTTGGATATTTGTATTTGCAGTTGTTAACGTAGCACTTACCCATGCAGTTGTCGGAGCAAGCGTAGTCGGTGTAGTTCCTGTATTAATCGTATCGTAAATTTCTTGAATACGATTCTGAGCATAAGTACCAGCTGCACTACTACCTGGTGTTCCGGTAATATCTTGTAAAGTAGTATTGCCAGATGAACGTGTCCAACTAGTATCGTTGCCTTGTGCAATATAAGTAATAATTAATTTAATTCGTGCTTGAACTGCCAACGCCGCAGTTTTTTCACCTGCTAATTCGACAAATGTCCCGTTGCTGTAATATGCACGAGCTGCGATTACAGTAGCTAGGTTACAAGGTACTGCTACAGTGCCATAGGTTAAATCGTATTGTAATGCATCAACAATATAGCCAACGTCTCTAGTACAAGCTGCTTTTTGTTCAGTAGTTAATCCTGTCCATACTGAGTTATATGATGTATTCATATACGCAGTAACTTCGTCTTTTAAGAATTGTTTGTTTGCTACAATTAATCGACGAGCATTTGAAAAACCAACAACGAAACCTGCAGGATCAGGTGTAACATACGCAGGTGCAGAACCTAATCCGTTTGCTAACACTGTTGTCATTACGTTTGAATTAGAAGTAATCGATGCAGTTGCAGTGCTTTCGCTTGTGTTGAATAATTTTTTCTGTGTTTGTGTGTTTCCGGTTGTTGGCGCAACGTTTAAGTTAGCAACAATGTTTGGAATGATACCGTTAATTCGATTTAATGCAGCAATTGTTTTTGCAGGGTCATTTGCTAACAGTTTATTAGCAGCCTGTGGCTGCACAATTGTTCCGCGTAATTCGTCACCATTTAACGCAACGTTTTCAGGAACTATAATCGGTAATACTTCTTGGTATGTACCGGTTTTTATTGAAATTGTTGTATTTGAATTAATTGCCATCGGTATAGCAGTAACTACGCCTGCACTAATTCCATTAGTAATTATCTGAACTAAATTTGAAATAGTTGTAGTTGCATTTAATTCTGAAGTTAACGTTAAATCAAATATCTGATATGATAAATCAACAACGGCATTTGTCACTTGATAATTAGTCGTAGGTGCAGTATTAGTAGCAACATTTCCCATTAAAGAACTTAGATAGGTGTATGCTGCAACTGTTTGGATCGTTTGTGTTCCAAAATTGCTGTTAATATACGCATTACCTGCAGACGTAAAATATGCTTTTGCAGCTTGTGTTGTTTTTGCGGTACCACCGTGCGAAATATCGTAAATAACTGCTTCGACTATTAAACCAACATCACGTTCACAATATGTCGGATCGTACGAAAGTGATCCTACCATTGCAGTGCTGCTAGTAGTTAACGGCATAATCGTTCCGCCAGAAGTAGTAGAAATTGTAAAATGGGTTGAATCAATTATTGTCTTAACAAAATATCTTGTCCCTGCAGTCACTCCGCCAGTTGACACTGTAAATTTAATTGGCATATTTGCAACTAAATTTGCAGTTGTTGTACCAGATCCTACAATAATTTCGTTAGCATGTGTAGGAGCGGTGTTATCAACGATGCTAGTAACATTTACTGTGTACGTTTTAACTACCCAGTTGCTAACTTCTTTCATTATAAATTGTTTGTTACGTATTAATAATGTTTTAGTATTAGGGAAAAGATAGCCATCTTCAATTTGTTTAGTAGCATATCTAACAGTTTTCCACGGTTGGTCGATAGTTGCACCACTTAACGGATAAGGAATATCGCGGCCTAAAGGACCAACATACACTAAATTATTAATAAGACCGTAGTTTGCCCATATTGGGTATCCTGCGTTTGAACGTAAAACCTGCCCGTTAACACCTACTGGTAATCGCGTAGGTCCGTTTGCTCCGTAATAAACTATATCACCAGCAGTAGTTAAAATATTATATTCTGCACCTGCTGAGATTAAATTCCAATATGTACCAGTGGCATCTGCATCTGGTCGATTAACTGATCCTGCAGTATGCTCTAAGATACACACATAACTGTTAGCACCGTAGATAACAATATCATTTATGATATACGCAGTTCCGGTTTTCCATGTTACTGAATACCCTGACCACGTAATTGATGCAATTGCACCAGATGAAACAGTTGCAACTGTAATTATTAAATCATTTGCAGGACTAATACCGCCGAGGGTCGATCCTAAAATTTTAATAGTATCGTTTTGCGCATAATTTGATCCTAGATGACCTGCAGTTACCGATACAGTGTATATAGTTTTTGTTCTAACAATGTCAAATTGCGCCCCGGTTCCTGTACCGATAATGTTTGTTCCAGAAATACCAGTATATGATTGAGTAGATGATGTCCAAAATAACCCCGAATTTAAACGCGACCAATATGCAGTAGTAGTAGGTGTTTGACTAATGTTGTCAGCAGTAGCAACATACGTGTTTCCGTGTTGTCTAACAACTTGGCCAATTTTATATTCAGTTACTGAATCCCATTCCCCTTGAAAACTAAATCCTGTAGTAAATACGCCCCAATCGGCTGTACTTTCGGTAGGAACAACGTCGGTATTATTAGTTTTTGCAATATATGAATATCCACCGTATGTAACAGTATCACCAATTTGATAAATTGTTGCACTATCCCACGAATCTTCAAACTGCAGGCCGTTAATAAACATGTCCCATTTTGTTTCATCGAAGCCGGTAGCAGAAGTGTGATAGTTTGTACAAATCCAAAGATTGGCTCCGTATTTAACTACATCATTTAATTTATATCGTATAGACGAACTGTTCCATTCTCCGAGATATTCAATCCCTTGATTAAAAATGTCCCATTTATTTTGATCTTGCTCTAATCCATTTGATAAAGACGAAGAACTAACATGATGTGTTTTACAAACGTATGTCGTCCCGCCATAAGTAACAAAGTCATTCTTTTTATATCGTGTGTCTGTTGTCCACGTGCTTTTCCATGAAAACGACGTTGCAAACAGATCCCAATACACTAAGTTTTGCTCTAAACCTAAGTAGCTAGGCGAAGTATATGTAGCAGACGTGTGTCCAAAATTACAAATATAAACTAACGCACCGTATTTTACAATATCCCCTGCATTATAAAGGTGAGTAGGTAACCAATCACCTTGCCATGTTGTTCCGTCTGCAACAAGATTCCACTTGCTCGGAATGATTTCCAAATCTGTAGAAAAATGTGCGCTAGCAGTATGATTTTCGACGCAGATATAACTTTTGCCGCTGTTACTAATCACATCGTCAACTAAATATGGAAAATTAGTTTCCCATATCCCTTTCCAAACAAATCTAATTCTACCTAGTTTAAATTCAGCCATGTTATTTTATTCCTTCAATAGTATATTTATCATTCTATTTTTTATTGACTATCGATTTAATGATTGCATAAAATACGACAACGCCATTGCATCCCCGTCTATTAAACCGTTAGCACTTCCGTGTACATTTACCTTTACTGGTATTTTAATATGAGACCCTACATTGTCTTCTTGAATTGTACTTCCTAATTTATCAGGACCGCCTATCGATGTAGTGCCAGCAATCAATTGTCCTGTGAATGTATTTGATCCGCCTTGACTCAATCTTGCAGTTAAATATGATTTTATTGCTTTTTGAGTAGGAATAATACTATTCGAATTAGCAGCAAATGTTTGATCAGTACTAAATTGTGTAATAACAACTTCTCGTCCGCCTATTAATATTCCACCTAATTTCAACTGGTTTAGGCCGTTTAACCCAAACTGGCTTGCGCTTAACGTGACTATGCCAGTTGCTTGCTCAACTGCAAACAAATTTCCAACCCTAAAGTTTCCGTCTTGATCAGTTGCTGAGTAAAATACACGACCGTTTTGACTTTCGACAATCTCGTTACTCGGTGTTAACTCTGTTTCTGATGGCAATTTAGGATAGTTTGATTCTTGTTGATTACCGTATCCAATGTTTAAAAAATCATGATTAGTTAAGCGTGCTTGGCTGTATTTTGTTCGGATAGTTACTGCCGTTAAATGAGTAGGTGCTGTGCTACTTGTTAAACTCGGTGACAATGAAATTATTGCCTTGATATTAGGTGCAACTGTTCCTTCTAAAAGCTGAGTCGAAGTAACTTTATAGGTTTTAGAATTTCCAAAAATTGCCAAACTATCACCCGGGCTCGGTAAACTAGAAAGTGATTTACATACAAGTGTCGAGCTGCGTTGAAAATCATCTGCATACCCCGAACCTCTAATTGTAATAATAGTCGACGACGTGGAGTACCCTGATCCGGAATTAATAAACGAAGGGTTTCCTAACACGCCGTTCCCTAATCTTGGAAAAATTGTTGCTGATACAGTTGCATTCGGATCTAGAATACTAATAATTGGCGATGATACATAATTTGCTCCAGGCTCCCACAGTTTGATTGACGAAATCGAATTGTCTAACGAAACAACAATTCTTCCTTTAGCTGCAGTACCTGCAGAAATTCGAGATCCGTTAAATGAATTAGAAGTTGAAATAAACGACGCAACTCCGTTGTTACTAAACCCGAACCCTAAGCTAGTTACTGGATTGATGCTCACTAGCTGCTGGCTCCATGCTTTTCCGTTTTCGCTAGTATAACCAGTAGTTGATCCTATAGAATTTAATGCAACAAACACACCGTTACCGTATGCAATAGTATCTGCAGAAATTGCATACGGTGATTGAAACCATGTTATTCCGTCAAAACTGTAACATGGCTGCGTGCTTGCAGTAGCAGATACTGCAACAAATCTTCCGTTTCCAAATTTTACAGACGACCATGCAGATACCGATGATAAACTACTAGGAATCCAATTTACACCGTTGTTAATACTGTATGCTGCACTAGTTCCACCACTTGCAATTGCAACAAAAATTCCTTTTCCATATGTAACACTGGTCCAACTAGTTGAAAACGGTAACGTTGCACTAGTCCACGTTGCTCCAAAATTTGTCGAATATGCAGCAGCAGACGACGAAGTTGCAATTGCTACAAATACCCCGTTTCCGTATGAAACACTTTTCCACGATGCTATAGAAGGAAGATATGCAGTTTTTGCAGTTGCTAAATCTGAATTTGAGAACAACACTTTTGATCCAGGTATTGCAGTACCGCCGCTTGAAATTATTACCCAATAATGATTTCCAAATGCAATATCTTTCCACGATGCCGACAATGGTAGTGCCGATGCAGCCCACGAAACTCCGTCAGTAGAGATCGAAATTGTAGAATCTTGACTAGGAATAGCAATAAATTTATTATGGCCAGCTGCAACAGCAACGTAGGATGTGCCAAATGCCTGAGTCGAAAGTACAGATTCAATTTGAGAAAATCCAGGGCGGTTAAATGTGATTGACGGTTCAATCGAATAAACTGTTGTTGAATCAAACACACTAACATCAGGTGTTGCTGAGTTAACATTATCCCAGCCACTTTCTCCCATTTGCATCGAACCGGTACCGGTTGTTAATCCTAATGTAGCACCTCCTAACAAACTACTAATTGTAAATGAGTTCAGTGCCCCTAGTACGACCGTTTTAATAAAATACTCTGTCCCTGTAACAATTGATCCTCCAACTAGCGGTAAATTAAACGAAGCAGTAAGAGTACCTGCACCTGCAGAAAGAATTGTATTCGGGGATGTCGATGTACCGGTCATTGACCCTACAGTAGACGCAACTGGAACATCACCGAATGTAGTTCTTGCAATTACTGACCCGCTACCATTAGTAAGTGAAATATGCGCACTATTATACATAGTTGACACGTACATCGACGCGCCTGATGCTGTAGAAAGACTTACATCGATTCCTGTTGTTCTTGCAGTAAAAGTACTTGCTGTATCAGTTAAAATAACTGCTGAGCCACCTATACTTGTCGAAATTGTAAATGATGTTAAATCATTAACTGCAAGAATGTAATACACCGATGTTGATATTATGCCACCGGCTACTTCACCTCCAAAGATTATTGGATGATTTGCAATAAAACCTGCAGTCGTCGGTACTGTTATTAGATTCGAAACAGCAGCAGTTGCAGAAACTTCAACTGATACTATACTAGCCGAAATCGTAAATTGTCCAGAATTTGGAACTGTGCTTATATAATACGTAGTATTTGCAGTAATTCCACCAAACGTTATCCCTGAAAACACAATCGGATATAACAATGTAAAGTTTGCTGTCGAACTCACTGTAATTAAATTTGACGTAACAGTAGTTGCAGTTGCAGTTGTAAATATAGGTGCTGACGACGCACTAACTGAAATTCGTTGGCTATCATTAATATAAGAAATATAATACACAGTGTTGTTAATAATTCCTCCAAACACTGTACCAGTAAATCGAATTGGATTACCTACTACCATATTACTTGTAGACGAAAGAACAATCATTTTTGAATTTAACGATGTTGATATTGCAGTTGCAGTAGTAATGCCCGATGCTAACGTTATTTGAGTAGAGCTTGGTTTTTTATTAATATAAAATGTAGAACTGCCATAGCTACTGTTAAACCCGGAAATAGATGAGAATCGAATCGGGTGCAGCGGATTTAAGTCAAGTGATGAATCTACAGTAAGAATGCCAGTAGCTCCGGTAGTTGCAGTCACAGTCACTGACACTAGTGACGAAGAGATTGTTAGTGAGGTACTGTCATAAATATCATTAATATAATATGTTGATCCAGTATCAATCTCCCCAAATGAAATTCCTGTAAATTTAATAGGTAAATTTACAGCCATATTACTAGTAGAAGTTACAGTTAAATAACTAGTATTTGCTGGAAATCTTAATACTAATTCCGGTAATGTTTCATTGTTAAGAAATAATACCGCACCGCCTAATGTTTGAGAAATTTGAATATTATTTAAATCAAGAATGTTTAAAATATAATAATCATACCCTTCAGCTACACCCCCGGCAGTACCTATAAAATTAATTTTCATACCTACTAACAACAATACAGTACTCGTAACAGTCATTGTGTTAATAGTACCTCCCAAAACTGTTCCAACATTCACCGACGCTTGTGAAATAGAAGTTACAGTTGATGTAAACGTAGTCGGAACAAATTGAACCGGTTGGCCAACGTAAAGTGAATTAATGTCAGACGCCGAACTTAAGATAAGAGCATTAGTCATAATACTGTCAATTGAAACAAAAGTAAATGAATCTTTAATAACAGTAGCAATTTTTGATGTTGCATTAAAATGTGTTATTAGTCCATACTGGCCTGCTCCTGTACCCGAATTAATAAACAATCGCATGCCTTCATAATTGCTAGCCGTGTTTATATCAGATGCTGCAATTGTAAGAGAATAAGAAGTGCCTGATTGCGCATTATTTAAATTCAGTAAATAACCAGCGCCGCCAGTAAGGTTATTAGTAGTTATAACTCTTGGTTCAAAAACTCCGCCAAACCGTAACTCGTCCCCAACTAATTTTGCATTAATCCCTGCACCAAATATATCAATATTTGCAAATGTTGAATATCTGTTGTCTTCGGTAGATTGGTAGAAATTTTTATAGTTTCCAAATTCAAGTTGAGCACCGTAAATATAGCTGTATCCAGCATTACCAGTTACTCCTCTTGGGTAAATTTTACACGTTAACGATGTGTTTAATGCATTCGAGTCGTAAAAATTTGCTGATATTTGGTACCACCCATTTGGAAGGCTTACAACTGCAAACGGAGTTGGTAGAATACCAGTATCAGGCGATGTGCCTAATGCAATTTTTGAATTAAAGTCAAAATTTAATCGGCAAGTTGTAGTTAAATTTCCTGAAAAAATTAAAACTGCATCTAACGATATCGCAGTTCCTTGTTTACAGTACAAACTAAACGTAAACGGCTGTTGACTACCGATAGGAACTGTGCCTGCCGAAGTAATAGTCGAGATTGCACTTCCGGATAACGATTCGATTGTTATGGTTAAATCATTTGCACCAATACCTCCACCTAACGAGCTACCTGGAATACTAATTTGATTTCCTACAACGTACCCACTGCCTGCGGCATTAACAGTTGCTGCATAACTAGTACTGTTAACAGTTACGTTAAAAGTTGCATTGGTTCCTGATCCGTTTAAATTTATACCTGCAACACTAGTGTACGTTGATCCACTTGCAGGAATTTGTATTGATTGCGAGATAAAACTACTGTCTGTTCCTGAAGTATTTCCAATTGCAATCCATGCATCGGCAGCATTAAACGGAGACGAAATTGATTGCACTAGTGCAACATTCCCGTCAGTACTCCAACTAGTAAATATGTTACTAAATTTTAAAATATTAGTTACACTAGCAGTATTATAACTTTCGCCTGCATGAGTAAACTGTAACTTTAAAATACCAGCAGTTAATCCTAATGCACTTAACGGGCTAGCAGTTGCTTGATAATATTGGTTGAATACTGCTCCGCTAATCGGTACTTCGGATAAATCGTATCCTTCTGCAACAACACCATACGTCCCGTATGAACTGTTGCCGTTTGTTGCACGAATTTTTCCGCCGCTTTCTGCAAAATAACCAGCGTAGTTGTAATACGAAAATACAGACACTGCTTCGCACAATGCATTATAGCCAGTTGTCCAAATTCCAATGCCGTCACTTAAAATTTGTGTAAAATCGTTACAGACTACAGATTTATTACCTCCGTCATGAAGAGATCCGTCAATTTTTAGCCCTGTGCAGCCGATACCAAAATTTGTTACATTTTGAATATAAGGTGATTTTCTAAAAATCCATGCACTTGTATCATTAGTGCCCTTTCCGGGATCAAGACAAACAAATGACCCACCTGTAGGTCGACGAGTTAAATTTGAATTTAAACTAGATAACGTACCGAGTAGCCCAGTAAGCGTCATGTTTCGAATACCGCTACCGTTACGGACTCTAAACATATCTAATAATGCATCACCACCGTAGACATACATTGCGCTTGAAAAAGTTAAAAGGTTAACTATCGGTCCACCGGGCGAACTACTGACACTAAATGTGTTAGCTGTAATCGATGAGCCAACTACATAGTAAGTAATGCCTTGGTCAACATTACCAAATACGGTGTTCTTTCCACTTACAGGGTTTATTGATACAAATTGTACAGGTGTTCCTCCTGACATGCCAGTAGTTGTACCTACAGTAAACAGATTCGAAGCCGCAGACGACGAAGTGACTAGGCTATTAATAACATTAAACGGTTGTACTACTACACCTCGCAATTCATCACCCGCGAGTGCAGTATTTTCAGGAACAACGATCGGAATCTGTTCTTTGTAAGTCCCAGTTTTTATCATAATAGTAACGGTTATGCCACTATTTTCAGGTGGGACTTTTTCAGATGATTGTACAGTTAATGCATTAATAATAATACTGATTAAATTGTTAGCAGTTAAATCGGCATCTTGTTCGGCAACTCGATTTGTAACTTGTATCTTTGCCGGTTGAATATTTGCAAGTGATTGATAGTTTACATCAACTGTACTTGTATTTAAAACGATATTAATAAGATATTGAAGACGAATTACTGAAGCTAAAAAAATATCAATGCGTGATGCTACATATTCATTAACAAAGCTATTTTTATTACCTTTTGAAAAATATTCTAAAGTAGCGGCAACTGATTGACTATTACCACCTCGAGTCATATCGTAAACTATTGCGTCGACTATATATTCTGCATCTCGTTGTGCTTTTCCTTCGCTGTCCCAATCGTAATTTGTTCCATTAAACGGAGAAATATCGTAGTTTTTGTTATACAGCATCCATTGATATAGTTCTACTATAATAAATTCTTTATTTTCAAGTAACAAGTACGCAGCATTTTGAAATAAAGTTCCTTTGCTTACTTGATCACAAGCAAATTTAATAGTTTGCCACGGTCTATCCCAGTTTGTGCCTGCCGCAGCTGAATCTGTACCGTTAGGAGCAACATAAAATACATTTGGTGTTACAAATACATCAGACCATATAGGGACACCTGCATTTGATTTAATTAAAAATCCTTGTGGACCTATGCTCAACGATTCATTATTTACATTACCTTTAACTATTATTTCACCGGGGTTATTGAGTACATTAAATCTGTCATGTTGAAGAAAGGTTGCCCAGTGGACAAAGTCATCTGTCGGGTTGACTTGTGAATTATGGCTTACGACGCATTTAAATGAAGTGTTTTTCCAAACAACAATGTCACCTACATTATAAAAACTCCCAGATTGCCAGCGGTTTTTCCAAGTAACACCAGGAGTAAGCAACGTCCAAAAAGTAGAATTAACACCGGTAAAGTAAAGCTCGTCGGCATCATTAAGAATGCCGTCAGGTGGTTCACTAAGTTTAACAGTTGTCTGATCTAACACTTGCGAAACTATTTGGCCTCGAGAAATGCCAAATACACCCGGTGATGATGCAGGGCAAGTTACACTCATTCCTGAAGTAATACCGGTCGAATCTGCAACTATTAAAATAGTCCCCGAGCTACCTGCAGAAGTGTAAGTAGTAGTAATAGTATGCAATGATGGCGATTGGTTAGCGTTATCTTGGATTGCTTCGTATAATTGGCCAGCTGATCTAACAACACTACCGATTTTATATGTGTTACTACTGTTCCACTCGTTTTGTAAAGAGTATCCTATAGTTAATAAAGTCCAGTTTGCACTATTAGTTGATGGGATGTTGTTAGTATTATTAGTTGTTATGCTAGTATACGAATACCCGCCGTATATAACAACATCACCACTTTGATAGCTTTCGGTAGAATTCCATGAAGCACTGAAATCTAAACCGGGTATCCAAACATCCCATTTTGCTAGGTCAAATGTAACACTTGATGTGTGGCTTTGATTAGCGATCCAAAGATCAGGCCCGTTTTTAACAATGTCTTTTGCTTTATAACGAACACTATTTTGATTCCATGTTCCCTTATATTCAATACCGTCATTTAATAAATCCCAGTTAAGAATGTCAGCTTCTAGACCTGTAACAATATCTGACGAGGTATGTTCGACATTACAAACATAAGCTCTGCCACCATACTTTACAATGTCAAACTTATAATACAATGTCAACGGTAGCCAATCAGTAGTCCAATTAATAAATTGTGCAGCAGTTGCCCATTTTAAAATATCAAATGTAATACCACTAGTATGCGGAATTGAACAAAAATATACAGATCCACCATAGGTAATAATATTACCTTCGCTGTATTCTGTGCTCGGTGCCCATTCAGTTTTCCATGTTTTCCCTTCGAACATTATTATCCAATACGGGGTACTTTCACCCTGTGGTGTCACATGCGCAATGTCGCTGTAGAAAAGCGATGAAGTATGCGGCACTAAACACACATAAGTTTTACCGTTAAATGAAACAACTGCATCTCTGTTATAGAATGTGCTAGTTGCCCATACGCCTTTCCAAGTAAAACGTAAACTGCCAATTTTAAATTCTGCCATTTGTTATTTTCCTATATTCTTTAACTAACAATGTTTGATGGTAGGTACTGATATTCTTGATTAATTCTAACAACAAATTCACCGTTTTCGTTAATATAATAAAACATACTTTTATTATCCCATCGAAACTGATCCCATTGTAGATTTGTATGCGGTCTAGAATGATCTGTTGCTAACCGACCTTCAAAGAAGTCAGTACCGTATGAAAAATCTGTATAATCGTTTTCTGTTAATCCAGGGTTGTTAATTGTAATAGATCCGGTATCTTTTAATTGATCAATCTTTGCAAAATACAATAATCCTTCATCTGTTCTGCGTATTGCATACAAATATCGCGGGTTACCCGCACCTAAAAGGTCTGATTGATTTACTTCACCGCCTACATAATATGTCATGTCTTATTCCTTACACAAGATCTACGTAACTTGCTACTAGATCTAAACTGTCTACTACAGTCGAACTGACGTAGACTTTCATATACCCTGATAATACTAATTTTTCGCCACCGTTAATAACTCGCAAACTTTGATTTGGTGGTACAATTACTTCTTTAATGTAATGCGCCGATGTTAACACAGTCGTACCATCCGTATCACATTGGTCTAATTTTATAGTTGCTAGTACAATGCCACTGGTTAAATTTGTTAAACTTAATCCGATCAAAGTCGATCGTGTGTTACCAGCAGTTGCAATTACTAGCTGAGGTGTTGGTCCAATTGTTGAAAGTAATTTATTTTTTAAGAGTGTTGCCATTGTGTTTATCCAAAAATTAATGCCGAAATCATACCTAGCTCGCTTGCTTCGCCGGTAGTTACACCGCCCGAAGTACCAGATACGCCAGTCCAAGTAGTACCGTTGTGAATTTCAACAAGTCCCAAATCTATGTTAAATCTTAACATACCAATAACGGCATATTCAGGTCTTTCTAAGTTAGATCCACTTGGTATTACTACTCCATTTGTTCCTGCAATTTTTACATAACCTGTAGAAGTTTCAATAAACTCAGTAACTGCGCCACTCAAAACATTAGTAATAGAATTATTATTGATTACTAAGTTTCCAACTTGGATTCCGCCAGTCCCCGATGTTATAAAGTTAATATCAGTATTAGGTAAAAGAGTGCTAATTGTATTATTGTTAATATTTAAATTGTTTGTTTCAATTTGTTGTGCAAATAACTTAGTACTGTCAATAGTAACAGTTAGATTATTGTTAGCATAAAAATATAAAATGTTGTCGGTTGCACCGGGGGTAGCTTCTGCTAAAATTCTAGTGTTGCCGCTAATATCTTCAACACCACCTAGTTTAACCCAATACGACCCACTTCGTGCTTCGTATCTCGAAGTTGTAGTGTTATATCGAATCATACCGTTACTTGGACTTGCAGGTCTTTCTGCAGTAGTCCCTACCGGAATAATTAAACTTTGATTACTATTAATTACAACACTACCGGTCCCTTGAGGAGTCAATGTGATATTAGAGTTTGAAGCAATACTTTGAATATTGTTATCTTGGACTTTAATGCCTTCGATTAAAATATTCCCAGTACCGTTTGCTCTTAAATCTAAATCAGTGTCAGTAGCGGTTGTAGAAACAACATTATTTTCAATTCTAACTTGTAGTAATTGTAAATATCCAGTGCCTGTAATATTGCCAGTTACGCTAGTATTACCACTAGTTGTAAAATTACCAGTTTGATTAATATCACCTGTTTGTGTAACTGTTCCAACAATTGTTACATTTTTAAGAGATGTAGTACCAGTAGTAACTGTTAAATTTTGCCCAACGGTTAAACTATTATCAATCTGAACGTTGTTATTCGGAATGAAAATTTGTCCAGATCCGTTTGCACGCAATTCTAAATTATGATTAGAAATTGTAGTAGTGATATAATTGTCATCAATTAAAATATCACCTGTTGAAAATTGATTTGCAGTAACAGTACCAATGACAGATAATGCACCCGACGATGTTGTACCGGTAACAGTTAAGTTTTGGTCAATTTGCACATCATTATTAGGAATGTAAATTTGTCCAGTACCGTTTGCAGTTAATACTAGGTCATGATTAGTTGCAGATGCACTTAATACATTTCCGTCAATTCTAATTTTTTGAAATTGAGCAAACGTGCTAACTGTTAAATCACCAACAATATCTAAATTACCAGCTTGCGTGTAAGTACCAGTTTGGTTTACATTTCCGGTATGTGTAATAGTACCGACAATTTCTGTATCTTCAAGGTAAGTAGTGCCATGCACTGTTAAATTTTGATCGATTTCAACATCATTACTAGGAACATAAATTCTGCCTGTTCCGTTTGCTGTTAATATTAAATCATCGTTACCTACCGTGGTACTGATTGTATTGTTGTCAATGACTAAATTATCAATTTCAACACGATTTAAATATGCGGTTGCCCAACGTAAATCATGTGTTCCTAAATCAAAAAATGCAGTAGTTGCAGGAACAAGATTACTGTTGATACCTGCAATAAATGTAACAGTGTCACTCGACTGGTCACCAATTGTAATGTTACCACCGATTGTAACATCACCAGTAACATCTAAATTACCAGTAACATACGTATTGTTTTGTAAATTAATCGAACCGCTTGCACTAGTAACATTTAGATCACCTATTACACTTTCGACAGTATTTCCGCTAATTCTAATATTACCAGTTGTGATATCAGTAGGAGTTATTGTAGTTGTATATGTTCCATCTGTAAATGTTACACCTGTAAGACTAGAAACGGTTAAATTTTGACTGTCAAATAATACTTCGCCGGTTTTTTGATTTACAGAAAACGTATCGCCTACATTGAAGTTACCTTCGTTGTCGACAAACGTATAATAAATTTTTGCACCATTTAATTTAACTACTTCTTGTGCAGCAATTTTATCGGTCGGATCATTAGTTGAAAGTTTTCCTGATCCGACATAGGCAAAATTTTGACTGATGAGATATGCAATAACACCCACACCGTCGCCATATGCTCCATAGTTACCGTAGATATTAGCCGAACCAATCGCACGTATTTCTGCACCAAAGTCACTGTAATCAGCAAAGTTGATAACACTTGCAGATCCGCCTGTGGTAATATTTCGAATATCTTGTAAGGTAATACCGTCGTCAAAGATTATAGTTGAATTATTTTCACCATCAAAATGCAGAAGTAAAACAGTATTTAAATCGCCAGTTAATGCTGCTGCAGGTACAGTAAATGTTGTTGTATATCGTGCAACACCTTTACTGATTCTTATATCATCAATATTGCCATAGAACGGAGTAGTGCCATCAAACCGTGCGCCAATTGTCAACGGGCCTTGGATGTATGTGTTGTTGTCAGTATAAGTAGTACCTGTTTGGCTACCGTTTATAAAAATCTTCGTACTTGATCCACTCTTAGCAACGGCAATATGTGTCCAAGTATTCAACGGAACAGTAGTGGTTCCAATAATTACAGTAGCACCGTTAACAACTAACGACGGGTAGTAAGTTGTGGCACTTAAAAATAATGTAGGAACAAATTGGGGTGTTGCTGAACGGAAATCTGCTAGTATTTGAATAGCACCGCTGCCGCCTGTTCGATAAACCCACATCTCAACACAGAACGGATCAGTCCCAAACGCAAAGTCTGGAGCACTTGGATGGGTAACATAATCACCTACTCCGTCTAATGCTAGACTTGCAGTTCCGAATTTTTTAATAGCGGTTGATAATTTTGCACCGCCTTGGGTATACAGAGTAGTAGGAGTTCTATCTGTAATTGTTTCAAATCCAAGGCAACGTCCAGTTAAATTTACAAAGTTTCCAGCAATACTTGCAATGGTTCCTGTACCTAAAACAGTTGTATTATCAGTATCGTAATAAGAAATTGTGTTGCCAACTGCCCATGTACCTGTTTTGTTGTTAATTCTTAGTCGTGTTAAACCTGCACTTGCAAAACCTGCACTGCTGCTATATGCGTACAAGCCTTTGTCTGCAAAGTAAGTAAACGAGTTTAACCACTCAATACGAACACCGTTTGTTGCAGAAATAGTTTCTTGATTAGGTGTAATAAATGTAACGCTGTGAAACAACATAGTTGCTTCTTTACTGGTTGCATTAGCAACACTGCCGTCAATTAATGCGCCTTTACCTGCATCGTTGCTGTCAAATCCATAAGGATCGCTTGTAGGATTTTGCCAATAACTAATACCGACAGTTACAGTACGTTCGTTCCCGCCGTGTGTAATATCGTATTGTATTGCATCTAATATGTAACCCAGGTCTCTTTCTGCTTTTGTTTGAGAATTAGTCCCCCAAAATCCAGCATAAGTTGTTGCCAAGTATGCAACCATTTCTGCTTTTAAGAAAGCAATGTTTAATGCAACTAATGCAGCAGCATTTAATTTATTTGAATCAGCAGTTAACGACCCATTTGCAGTAATTGCAGGTAGTGTAGAAATAGCTGCACCATTATCAATAATTGAAATAACATTATCAAATAAACCTTGAAGCAAAATTCCAGTAGCGCCATTACTAGGATGTGCAACATCTTTAATTTGTGAAGTAGAATTTCCTGTTGATGGTGTAATTGTTGTATTAACGACTAATTCGTCAATAATGTCTTTAATGCGTGCTAAACTTGCATTATTTTGTGTTTTAAAACTATTAACAGAAAGACTAGTAGGTGTACCTCTTGTTATAACAGTAATATTTCTAATATACGGACTACGTGTAGTAACAGTAAAATTGCTAGCAAATCTAAACGCATACCCAGTATTATTAATTGGATTAAATCTAAATCCACTTACTGCAATATCTTCAATAGTAGTTTCGCCGTTGACTAAGAATGCATCTTTGTCAAGTGTTCCTGCGGTAGGTTGGATATTAACAGCTCGGATTCCGGTGCCTTTAACTGATACTCCTACTGGCACAGTTAACGGGAATATTTCAGTGTAAGTTCCAGCAAAAATATAAACAGTTGTACCCAAAGTTGCTAAAGATAACGCTTGTTTGATAGTTAGAACCGGATTATTTTCATGTTGTCCTGCATTTAAATCATTACCATTTTTTGCAACATATATAGTATTTCCCTGCGGAAGAATTAAATTAATTCCATTTGCAGTAATTGCAGTTGTAGTAATAGTAGAGGTTTGAACGTCATTTATATACGACGTTCTCCATGCTTGTCCGCCAGTAGAAGGATTACTACCTAAATCATAAAAGTTTGTTTGGTTAGGAAGAATATTACTAGCAATGTCGGCATTAAACGTAATGCTGTCGGTATTTGCATCACCGATAACAATATCACCGTCTGCAGTAATATTACCAGTTGCATGAATATTACCAGTGACTAACATATTTGAATTAACATTAACTTTACCAGTACCGGTAGTGTAAATGTTTAAATCAGTATTAGTTCCAGTAGTTTCAATTAAGTTTGTTGAAATTTGTAAATTGCCAACACTAATTTTACCTTGATAAACTACTGGATTTACTCCACTTGGTTGTAAGGTAATAGTGTCACTGTAACTGGAAATTGTATTCCCAGTAATTGTAAATGTTGCAATATTTGCTTGAGTTGTAGCTTCAAGTAAGGGGGTACGGGTAGTACCATTTACGGTTAAGTCATGAGACGGACTAGTTGTTTTGATACCAACTCGGCCATTTATAACATCTAAATATAATAAGTCGGTCTCAAAGGCTAAATTTACACCGTCGCGAAGAAGGTTTGCCTTTAAGAGTGGACCTGAAATTCGACCAACTGCCATACTCTCTCCTTAACCACCGCGTTTCACGGCTAACCACCTTACATTGCGGGTTTACCACAGTTTCGTCTCGTAGAACTTTGGTCTTGTTCTAGCAGTACATGTATTTAGCGGTTTTGGTTAATTATCCAAGGATGAAGGACCATACGTTCATAATATCATCGATTTCTGCAGGACTAGCAAAGCCGCCTGATCCTACTGCAGACACCCATGCATATCCATCATAAATTTCAAGTTCGCCAGCGTCAGTATTGTATCGGGTCTCTCCTAGTTCCGGAGTGTTACGTCTATCTAATGGACCACCGTGCGGGATTATAACTGCTTTATTTCCTGAAAATTTAACATATCCAAAGCCAGTTGATAAAAGGGTAATAGGACCTGCACTAACTGTTTCGATAGTGTTGTTAGTAACATGAATACTGTTTTTGAAATTAGTCAATCCCGAGGTTGGTAAAATGTTGAGATTAGTAGATGCAATGTTGTTGCTAATAGCGTTTCCTAAAATTTTAACATTGTCAATAAGTAAAGAATTTGTTGTAAGTGCAGTATCTGAAATAGTTGCACTAACGGCACTATTAATACTAAATCTAAGAGTGCTATCTGCTGCACCGGGAGTTAGTTCGGCGGTAATGTAAGTGTTCCTATCGCTATCCCATAAGTTTGCAAAGTTAACATACCCAGACGGCTGCCACCCTTCGACTAAGTTCGAAACAGTGTTATATCTAATTTCACCAATTGCAGAAAATGTGCGAGTTGTGTTGCTTCCGTTAGGTAGCTCAAGTGCTTTTGTTGTACTAACTACAACATTACCTGTACCATTCGGGGAAAATTTAATACTTTTTTGTAAATCAGATGTTGCGCCTATTCGATTATTACTTATTATAGTATCGGCAATTTTTAAGTATTGATCTAAGCCAATTCCGCCAGTGCCATTTGCAGTTAGGATTAAATCAGTATTTACAGCAGTAACCGATAATACATTATGCAGAATCCTAATGTTAGGAATATCAAGGTACGAATTTGTACTAGTAATACTGATATTATTATTAGCAAACATTCCGATAATATCATTTCCGCCTGTTTGATTAATGTTTCCAGTAAGCGTAACTACTCCGGTAATTTCAGTGTCTAATACAGAAGTTAATCCAGTGGTTACAGTTAAATTAGTAGTCACAGTCAGGTCATTTGTAATCAACACATTATTACTAGGAACGTAAATTTTTCCAGTTAATGCTGCCTTTAGCGATAAGTCTTGATTTGTTAATGTAGTAGTAATAACATTATTATCAATCGAAATGTCGCCTGTAAAAAATTCATTCGCAGTTGCAGTAGTTGTTACATTAGTCGTAGTAAAATACGAATCAGAAGAGACAGTTAAATTATTATTAATTTTAACGTTTTTATAAGGTACGTAAATTCTACCAGTGCCATTTGCAGATATTTCGAGATTTTGATTTGTTACAACAGTTGAGAATATGTTGTTTTCAATAAATATATCACCGAACTGCATTGTCCCGACATGAGTAGTAATATTTTCAAAAACACCATATCCAGTAATTAATCTATCACCGGTTTGATTAATGTCACCTGTGATTATTACATTACCATTAATTCCTAAATCAAGAATCGAAATAGGACTATTTACAGTAAAGTTATTATCAGCTTCGACATTAGTTAACGGTACGTATAGTCGACCGGTACCTGCTGCAACTAATCTTAAATCTGTGTTTGATGTTAATGTAGTTGCTGTATTATTTGTAATCTGTGTAACATTGTCAATTGTTAACGTTGTTATTTTTGCAGTTTTCCAAGTTTTATCAACTGTACCTAATGTATATGTATCGGTTGTGTTAGGCGGAATTGTTTGTGTTAATTGAGGAGCAACAGTTAGCAAATCTAAAGGATCATTACCTAAAAATACGTTTCCTTTAACATTAGTATCGGCAGAAATATCAATAATTCCAGTAACAAATACATTCGTGTTTAACCTAGTAGTATTTGATGCAGCAAGAAAATTAATCGGACCCGAAAGTGAATCAAGGTTATTATCATGAATTCGTATATTACCAGTAGTAATTGATTGTGCATTAATAATGGTCGAACCAGTAGGACCTTCAAATGTAATGTTTCCGTTAGCAGTAAAATTAATGCTTTGTGCGTTAAATGTAACACTACCAGTGTCTTGATCAACGAGAAAAATATCGCCAATTCGATAATCACCTTTATGATCCATGCTGTCGTAGTAAAGTGCAGCACCATTAGTTGCAACAATTTCGTTTGCTTGATTGACTAATCCATAATCATTTTGCGAGTCGGCGCCTGTGCCAATATAACCAAAATTGTGACCAATTAAATAACCTAAAGTCGACGCACCGTCTGCTACTGCACCGTACGTTCCGTAAACGTTTGCACTGTTAATGCTTCGCATTTCTGCGCCAAACTTGCCTAAATTAATAATCCAGCGAGTTCCGCCAGCTGATGTAAATATCCCGGACGCTGCACCGGCCGACACACTAACAATCGTAATAACACCAGAAACGGAAACATTAACTGTTACAGTTTTAGCGTTAGCACCGGTTAATAGTATTCCAGATTGTCCGTAAAATCCAACAATGTTATCATACCCTGCAGCAGTATTTCTTATCCCTGCAAACCCATTAGTACCGTCAGTTAAGTAAATACCTTTATTAGCAAAATATGTAAATGAATTTAGCCACTCAACTCTTGCACCGTTAGATGCTTGAATACCGATTGCATCAGGAACAATCATAGTTACTGCATGGAACAACATTGTAGCTTGAATACTAGCACTGTTAGCTAAACTACCATCTACTAATGCTCCATTACCTGCGCCAGTTAGTGGGCTTATGAACGAATAGGTACCGCCTGACGCAAACAATCCGCCTGTTATAGTAATATCATAGTTAGTAATGCCGTTACCTACGGTAGTAACTACCCAGGTAGGCTGTCCAGCTACTGTCCAACCAGGTTGAATCACACTAAACGTTGGAACAGTTTGTCCGGGATTTAATATTTGCCAACCGTAATAGAAGAACCCGGTTGGACTACTTGTTCCTGATAAATTTTGGTTTACTTGAGTTTGAATTGCAGCAGTTTTTGTAATTACTGTAACATTTTGAACATACGGACTACGAGTTGTTACTGTAAAATTATTTGCAAAACTAAATCCGTTACCGGGCGCGAAAAAATCTTTGACAGTAATAAACGATACAGTTGTTTCGCCGTTAAGTAAAAATGCGTTGTTTGTATTTGTGCTACTTGTTGGTGTAACAATTACGTTGCGAACATCCATACCACGAACACTAACACCTTGTGGAACAGTAAGCGGAAAGATTTCGGAATATGTACCTGGAAATATAACAACTTCGTCGCCTGGTTGGGCAACAGTTAAAGCTTGTTTAATAGTCCTATAAGTTGAGTGTAGATGATTACCGTAATTGGTATCATTGCCGTTAACTGACACATATATGGTATTTCCGGCAACTAATAATAAATCAATACTAGTATTAAAATCAGTAGTTGTAATTGCATCTGAAACTACATTTTCAGTATAAAGTGTTTGCCATATTTTTGAAGGAGAACCTAAATCATAAGTATCATTGACATCAGGAATTATATTACTAGTAATATCAGAATTAAATATCACAGTATCTGCTGTACCAGTTCCTAATATAATATTTCCATCAGCGGTAATGTTTCCGTTTGAATGCAAATTACCAAAGATTTCTAACGAATTTGATGTAACACTAACTTGTCCAGTACCGATAGGTGATAAATTAATACCAGTGTTATCAACTACGTTTTCAATAATTTGACCAACACGAATTCGAATGTTAGCAGTGCTTAAATCAGGTGTTTGAATTATCGGGTCAGTACTTTGATTAGGTTGGAAATAAATAGCACCGGTTAACTGTTGAATTTTACTATCAAAAATTGAAAAATTTCCAACATCCATTTGGGTATCAACAATTAGGTTAGTGGTTCCGATTGAGTTTTTAGCAAACAATTCTCGTGTCGGACTATCGGATTTAACACCGACCTTACCATTAACAACATCTATGTATAATAAGTCTGTGTCAAATGCTAGATTTTCACCGTTTCTTAATAAATTTTCTGAGAGTAACGGACCACTAACTCTACCCATTTCTATACCCATTGTGGTTCCTTATTTGTCAAAACCGTGTAATACTGTTACCATTTTACCTAGCGGAACTGGCGAACTGAATTTTAGATAGTAGCCAGTTCCTGTATAACTACTTTTCGTAAGAGTGATACTAGAATTACCTGCAGTTACACCTACAGAACTGCTTAAAGTTATACTAATTAGCGCATCAGTGTTTGCATCAGCAACAAAAGATGTAATAGTGTCACCGGTAGGAATGCTTGCTTGGCCAGATGCAACTGCGCTAGTCAAATCAACTGAAGTATAGATTGTATTACTGCTTGATACTGTACTTGCAAATGTTGCAGTTGTAGTAGTTGCGTTTGCATAGCTTACAGAACTTGTCGTTGAGCCAGTTACAGTAAATGTCCCATTATAAGAAGTTGGTATGAATCCAGTAACAACAATTGTTGATCCAACTGCAAACGATACTGCTGCAGGTCGATTAGTAAAGGTAATTGTTACAGTTCCGCTTGCTCCTGTTGCTCCTGTTGCTACTAAACTAGTGTTAAAATACAAAGTAGTATCACCTAATATTGCTGCTTTACTTAGTGTTCCGGTATATACTTCGGCTGGAATTGTAGTCGGATTTTGAACAATTGCGTAATTAGTGTTTGCAAGTTGAATTACATTTTCAACTATAACTAGAAGATTTTGACCGCCCCAAGTTGTATTGCTTTGTACGGTAGTCGGCGGTGCAGGATTTAACGGGCCAAAATATATATTGTTACTATCGCCGGCACCTAAACTTTGCTGTGTAATTAAGGTAGGTTCTTTAAATCTTAAACTGCGCCACTGACTAGCTTGATACACTTCGATTTCACCGCCGGTAACAATGTCAGTATTGTATCTTATCATACCGTTAACTGGGCTAACTGGTCGTTGCGCAGTAGTACCGGATGGCAATGTTACGTTGTTTGTTGAGGTCATTACAACTGCATCATCAAGATTAACATATAATCGTTGATCCCACGGTGCTCTACGATTTAAAACTTGTTTACGTAAATATCTCATGTTATACCGCCAAAATACTAACTGTAGCAGTAATATTGCTCAGTGAATCTGTTTTTGCTACTATAAAATCACCCGTACCTAACACTATTTTTTCTTGATCAAAGCTTACTGTTTCGCCTGCTGGTACCGGTAACCCGTTAACGATAATATTACCATTTCCGGCAGTCCCACCCGAAGGTACTGCATACACATACAATAATGATTGATTTAATGCAGGTGTTGCAGGTACATAAGTCGATGTGTTACAAAAAATAAGAGTTGTAATTGCACGATCACCTGCTCCGGTACTTAGTGTAGTGTTTGAAGATGTTACTGCTGTATTGTAAATTGCCATGTGTTATCCTTAAAAAAGCATACTTAAAAGTACTGCTCTGTTTTTGCTTACTAATTCGTCACTATTATTTGCACCGTTATACTGGTTTGTATTTGTAAAATAAAGACCAGTTCGACCAGGGCCGTCTGTAGCTTTTGAATATAATTTATTTTTTAAAGTAGTAGCAGTTATAGTTGTAGACTGGTTAGTTAATGATAAAACTGCATCAACTTCAACTAGGTTAATACTTGATGATAATTTAAGTTGAGTTGCTGAGGTATTCGATATAGTGTCGTTGAAAATATTAATGTGGTTAACTTGTAATCCAGTAGAATCAAGTCTTGCACTTAGTCCGGAATTAATTAAAAAATCAATACTAGTTGAAAACGCTTGTACTCTAGAACGTTCTGTAAAAGGTGTAATATCGTCACGTTTGTAAATTTTATCTACATCAGCCATACCTGGCGTAAACACACCAGATTGCATGTAGCGCGTAATGTACCTTTTAGTTGGAATATCGTTGTCGTGATATCCAGTTGGATCTAACGCTAATAATAAATCTGAATATGCGTCTGCATCAACATTTGCTAACTTAAATACAGTTAAAACCGAATTTTGCATGTCAATTGCAATATCATTATTTCCGTCAGATGTGATTGATCTAACTGAGATACCAATTAATTGATTTTCAGTATTTTTAAATACCCATGTTCCGGGTAATTCTGATTCAGTGATAGGATCGTAGAATGAAACATTTTCGTCAAACACAAGTTGCGCATCAGGTTGGGCTAGATGACCACCACGTGAGATTTGAATACCTGAAGTTCCTTCAGTTACTCCGTATCCGGTTTCGCCTTTGTTAAGGATAATAATGTTATCTTCAATTTGCATATCTGAAACATTGATTGTCGTATAGTTTCCCGAAACTACTAGATTTCCGGTTACTCGCACTTCACCTGCTGCAACACCGGTATCTAGAGTAATATTTCCGCCAGATCGGACTTGCACCCGATAATCACTTTGGTTAACTTTTAAAATTCTTGACATTATTAGATCCTAAAAAAGGAGGGAGAAAATATCTCCCTCCGCTTGCATATTAAGCGTTTGCAATTTGAACAATCGCGCCACTTGCAGTAGCAAATGACCAGTTTGCAGTTTGTCCTGTTGCATACAAATAACTAGATCCACTTAATCTTGATAATTTTGCTTTGTGTGCAGTTAATTTAGTAACATAATAGGTATTACTAGCAGAATCAGTTGCAATAATAGTTGCTTGTCCTGTTGCAGGAGTAGCTGCAACTAAAGTCACACGGCCAACGCCTTGCGCAGTTTCGACTACATACTTTTTGCTGCCAACTTGGCGTCTAATATCGCCTACAACTGCACTAGTGCCGTTACCTGAAATATTTCCAGCTGCGCCTGTTGCAGGAACCCATGCAGTAATTGAAATTGCATTTTCTTGATTAGTTGCAGATCCTACAAAACCTGTACTAACTGTAAGTGCTGCAGTTAGTACTACAGTACCAGCACCGCCACCTAATGCTTGAAGTGCTGCACCTGAGATTGTAGGTGCTGCTGAATAACCTGAACCTTTGTCTACAACAGTAACTGCACCGGCAGTTGCTGATGAAAATCTAATTGTTAGAGTCGGTTTGATACCGTCTGGTAAATCTGGTGATGAAATAACTGATGCTGGAATAGCATAATCTGTTGCAGTAGTTTTACCTGAGAATGTGCCAGTAACAACCACGCTTGCTACACCTTCACCGCCAATTTTATCATCAGCAGTTGTTGTTGTCGAACCGATATTACGGTTACCAAAATATTTTTTATGTAAAGGACGTCCCATTTGTTTTTCTCCTAATGACGTTTTAAGTCTACGCTGTGGGGTCACAGCATAAGTCTTGTGTTTACAAGCTCATTTAGACTTTGTATTTATCTACTCAAAAAGAAAGGCTCCTAAGAGCCTTTCCACAGTGTGTTATACCTAAGTATAAATTAGCTGAATTTAACGTTTCCGCTAGTGATACCAACTAAACCTAAGTAATCAGCTGCGTTACCTAAAGATGACGCAGTGTTTGATAATTCAACATAACCATAACGTGTCATAAACGATACTACTGGTTCGAATGTTGATGGATCTAAAACAACACCTGATGACATTAATGGAATGTAAGGGCAGTAAAACGCAGGAGCGTCTGATTCTGAACCACCTTTGTAACCAACTAAGATAGAAGTAGTATCTTGTGCATAGCTGTTTACATACACTTTTAATGAATTGTTTAATGTACCAACGAATTTTGTATTTGTTGGAGCTTCAAAAGTACCTTCAGTTGTACGAGCAAAAGCTGAAGTAGTAGCTGATTGTAAAATTGTTAAAGCAAAT